TCCAAAACATTCGCCTCTAAACTTGTTACGTCTGCAAAATGTTCCTCACCGAATTTAAAAACCTCCCTACTCTTTATAATGCAGAAATCATTTTTTTTTTCGCCCACTGCTGCAAATTCAGCTAATAATAATTCATCGTTTAACATTTCAGAAAAATTAAACTGCTGTTCATCCTGAACATTCAACATGATATTTATATCTTCATCTGTTAAACCTAATCCAGTCTTTAACAAAATAGATGCCTGCTCTTTTGATATTTTACCTTTAGTAAACTCTCTGATAATTCTTGTTAGTTGTTGATACTGTCTGCCCGTAAGGTTTTTAATATTATCATTTACCATTCCCTGTGTCTGTGATACGTCCGGCATTGATCCGTCTGCAATTGTTGGAGCGTTAGGATCTTTAGCTATTAACCCTGCAAGACTTCTTATTTCATCAGGTGTCATGCTTTCTAAAACCTTGTTTGCAACTAATGGGCTAAGTGAATTAATATTATCTGAAATAATATTAGCCTGTGTTTTAACGGTTGTTTCTAATGGCTCTAATCCAATCCGTTCTCTTATTTCCTCTTTAGTTAAAACTTCTTTTAAAACGGTTTCTGTAAATTCAAATGCAATAGGTTCAACAGGTGTAATTAACATTTCTTTTTCAACTCCCCACCATTTAGAAATTTCCGAAAATACTCTTTCTAAATTCTGTTGCTTGTCATTACAATAAGTACTTTTAAAAATCTCATAAGAATCTCTCATCTCACTGCGACCGCCTAACTGACCTTCAACCCTAATCCCAAATAACATCGGACTTGTAATCTGATGACCTGCAAAGATTTCCTGCTGAATAGTTTTGTTTAAAATATCGAAATGCTTATCTAAATCAGTTGACGATAAGTCTTGTACAGTTGGAGCTTTGGCTGGATCATCAACAAAAGTCACTACTACACTCCCTGCATTCTCTGACCCTGTAAATTTCCTTTTAAATTGGCCGTCAATAGTTTTCTGTTCATCAACAGTAGGAACGCCTGAATTGAACGTAATCATCTTAGATGAAAACATTCCGTTTGAAATAGTCGAAAGATGATACTTTGAAATTTCAATATCGGTTTGAATTGAATTTAACGCCCCGATATAACCAGGGTAGGTATAAGTTTCTAATCCAGGTCTATATTCTTTGTAAAAAAGTATCTGTTTGCCTTTAGGATTTTTAGGATCGAAAGCTCCTATAATTTCAGGCTCAACGCCTCTTTTCATACTCGCCCAATCCTTTATATAGAATTGAGTATTGTCTTTATTTGATCTTACTTTTTGGTATGGAATATGGTAAGTAGCACCTATTTTTTCCAATGCATTCCAGTGAACTTCAAAGTAACATCCTCCGAAAACTTCAATATCAGTACTTGATTTTTTAAGTAGCTCATCAATGGTTTCCTGGCCGTTTGGATTCTCTGTAAAATCACTCTTTGAACCGTCTTTATAAACGATTCCTTTGCCTGTGATATAATTTACCTTCCCTAATATAATCGCATTATGCTTAGATGATTTATTAAACATCTGCAAAAGCTGATTAGGGTATAAATTATCTTCCCCAAATTGTACATAACCCTTTGTAGGTGTCTCTACTAAATTTGGGAGAGATACGTCAGCGAACTTTATAAAGGAAATATTAGGATGCATCGTATGTCTTAAATGTTATGTCTTGTGAATATTTTGTAAAAGCAACTGGAGAACCATCGGTTAAAAGCATCAAACCAGTTTCAATAATGTCACCGGCCGAAGCTATCACGGTATTAGTAGTGCTTGCTTGTTCGTAAATCTGATACTTAAACCATCCGTCATTAGCTGTTGGGAAATAAGTATCTACATCAACTAAGAACTGATTGAAGCGGGTTGTATTGGAACTTTGATCATTAGCAGTCAACAGAACAAACTTTACTACTTCATTTGTAGTACGATTAGTAAACACACAAAGGAAATTAGCCCCAGTGATGGTAACTTTTTCTGTGAGTGTTAAAACAACCTGTTCAGTATTTCCTCTTGTTAAATAGATCATTCTACTATATATACTTTAAAACAAAACCCTCGCCCAAACGGGCAAGGGCTGTACTTAAACTTTAAACAATGAACACCTTATCCTGCTGTTTCCAGCGCACTTGCTACGCTTGAATTTACTTGCCTCATAGGTGAAGGTTCACTACCGTTAAATGTCAGTGTTGATCCTGAACGATCTCCGTAAGCTGTACCGCTTCCTGATTCGGCAGACACAAGGTCAACGCCTCTCTCTGTGCCAAGCATCCAAAATAGGTTGTTATTATCTTTTACTACTGCAACTAAAGTCTGTTGTGCAAGTAGTTTCATTTCGTTTCTTACTGCTACGCTTAGTTTGTTTATTACTACCTGAAGTTCAGAAGCATAAAAAACAGAACCATTTGCAACAGATACTGTAAGGGTTTCTTTAAAAGAGCCAGTTTCTTTCGGAAGTTCGTACTTCCAAAATCTATGGCCTACTGCTTTAGTGATTCCTGTAACTACTCCGCTTGCTTCAGCAATAGAAGTTGCTCCAGCCTTTGCCATGAAGTAAACCTCAACAATACCTCCGCTGGAATCTTTACAATCTAAAGCGTAACCCTGTGTTAATGCACATGCCATTATTAAATTTTTATAAGTGAAGGGGAGTATAACCTCCCCTAATTATTTACGCTTCAAATTTTACGATCTCATCAATGAAACCGAACTGAACGCCGATCTTCATGCGGGCAGTAAATTTGATGTTCTCATCATCTTCACTGAAACGAATCCAGAACTTGTTTTCTTCATCCAAAAGGTCAGTACCTAAGAAGATATTTGACATTCTGAAAGCATAGATACAAGCTGTATCTCCGTTGCTGTCATCCAGGCCATGTACGGGAATTACTTTGTAGTTTGTTCCTGGCACTGTGAATACTGCATTCATTTCATCCATCTTCGCATCGGGAGAGAAATGGAACAGGTTTGCATCTACGTAAGCATCAATCAACAGATTGAAAACGTCCCAACCAACGAATATTCTTATATCATCTTTACCTTTGATCTTAGCCGGTAATGCTTTGATAACTGCTTTCACAGCGTTCTTTGCAATGGCTGAAGTATTGATGGTTGTTGCCGGTGTACCATAGAAAGCAGTTGCATTAGCATCAACAACACTTGATGTGCCATCGGTAATTAATTTCTTAATACCGTCAAATTTATTCAGCAAACCTGAAGTTCCTGCGTATGCAGAAGTTGAAGCAGTCCAAAGGGCAACCTCCAACGCCTCGGCAATACGTGCAGCTTTTTGTTCAGAATAATCAGCAGCGAAAGCAGCAGTTTCATACTGTCCGCCTTTTTTCAATTTCTGTTGTGTGTAGTAAGGTTCCAAATCCTTATCGCAAAGAATTTCGTTAACCTTTACCTTACCGACAGTCAATGTACGCTGTGTGAAAGTAGTTGTGCCTGAAGCAGAGAAACCACAAGCGGAATCATCCTGAAAGTAAACGTCTGTATCCATCCGGCCAATCTTTTCAGATGACTTGATATCAACACGAACATTACCCATTGAAAGAATTTCTTTTTGGGTACGGGCTTCAAAAATGCTGTTCTTAATTAAGAGGTCAGCGTTTTGTTTGGTGTAGGCTGTCAGGCCTGTAACATTATAACTCATGGTTTATTTTGCTTCTGTTTTAAATAAATCGAACATTCTTTCTAACTTGTCTTTTTTGCTTTCGGCTGCCTGGTAGCGGAAACCTGTATTAACCGGCTGTGCAGGGTTTGTATCTGGTTCTTTTACAAGGTTTTCAACCAACATAATCAGCCCTTTAATCGCTTCATCTGCTTTCGCAAAGGCTGCTTTAAGATTGCCGTTTTCAGTTTCCAGTGCAGAGAATTTAGTTTCAATAGCAGCGAACCTTTGTTCAAACTTTGAACTCATATCTTCAGGCATTGCGGGAGCTGGTGCAGCAACGGGAGCTATTTCAGTTATAACACCACCGGCATCACAAGTGAAAGAAGTACCATCGGCCAAAGTATGTGCGCCTTCTGCATGTGGTGTACCGTCCTGATTAGTTACCGTTCCACCTACAACCAGTTCACTGATTTTTACCACTGTACCATCTTGCAGGGAGTATTCTTTAGCGAGTTCAACCGTTTCGGGAACTACTGGCGCAACCGCTGGAGAAACAGGGGCAGCCACGTCTGCGAATACCAATTTTTTTACGTTTTGTAATATTTCTAAAGGATTCATACACACTAAATACAACAGTGTGTAAAAAGGGGACATTTATTATTGAAGTTTCAATTTATTCTGAAAGTATTG